TGAAATTTTCGTGAGTTAGGGAACGTGGTTCGTTCCTATCTCCGCATGTTGCGGGAACCGGCAACTGCGCTTTGCTCATGCATTGAGTCGTCTAGGTTCGGGCTGTCAACGCCTGTCAGGACGACAAACTTGGTCTGACCAACCGCCAATTGAAACACCCAATTTCTCCCGATTCTTTCGGTCCTTTTGATGGATTTTTATCCGTCGTGTGTATAGAGCTCTTGATCAACTTGCGTGAACCCCACTTCGTCTACGTGGGACATTCCTCCGCAGGGACTGCATCTGCTCTGGGTAGTGCACAATGACAGGAACATCACCAACTTGGCGCGGGTTCGTTCACCCCGCCATTTTATCACGAACACCATCACCACAAAATCATGCTCGTCCGAGCAAAATCCCCGTTCTCAAGCGAGGCAAGGCTACTCACAAACCTCCGCCTGCCCCTAAACGCAAACCTCGTTCCCCCCCTTCCAAGCGTCTCCCGCCGAAGCCGCGCTCGTCCCCTTCTCTTGTGCCCAGGCCTCTTCGGCTTGGCGAGTGTGCTACCAAGTACGCGCTCGCCATTGCCGATCCCTGGTCGGAAGCAGCCATGGGGGCGTGCGTCCCGATTGCCGCTGGCCTTACTCAAAAGGTCACGTCTTTCCTTCGTGGGTCATCGTTTGTTGGAACCGCTGGCTATGCGTATATTTCGCTTTCACCATGTCTCGCTAATGACATCCCATCGATGTACGTTACGGACAACACCTTCACCCAAACCTCCATGTCCATCCTCACCGCCGCAAACACAACCGATGTTGGCGTCAATCGTGTGCTCGTCGGCAGTTTGCCTTATTCTTCCGCCCAATTCATCGGCGATCGTCAGAACCCCGCCGTCGGGGGACGCATCGTCTCAGTTGGGCTCAAGGTTTGGTACACTGGCACCGTCCTCGAACAGGCCGGAGTCACTTACTGTCTTCGTGAACCCGAACACGCCTCCGTCCAAGCGGCTCTCAGTGGCTTCCCCGTCTCCATCAACGACTGGGGTGGCCGCCGTGAGACGGATCTCGCCAACTTCACACGGCGGGAATGTGTGGTCACCGACTTTGCTTACACTGCTAATGAGTGCAACCTCAGCGTCCTCAGCGAAAACCTCGCCCGAGACGTTAATGTCGCTCAAACCCAACTCCTCTATCCGTTTTCAAAGGGGGAGACTGGAATCGCCTCAACAGGCGTCGGAGGTCCGTTCACCGACAACCTCCACACTGTTGCCATCGGCGTACCTACTGCAGGCGTTCAAATCGTCGGAACCGCTGGACAACCATTCAACTACCAATACATCATTCACTGCGAGTTTGCCGGGCCACTCACTGCAGCGCTCGGTACTAAGTCTGAAGGCGACGTTTCAGGCACTCAGGCCGTCATGGCCGCAGCGGCCCAGGTCGCTGTCCGCAAACAATCCAGCGGGAAGGGTGTCTGGTCAATTATGTACGATGCACTCCTTGATATCACTCAGGGAGCTCGCGAACTCATCGTGCCTGCCGCTCTCCGTGGCGTCGCCGCCATGCTTATGTGAACTTTCACCACGGGTTTCAACCGTGTTATAAATCTTAACTGGAGTTAAAAGCCAGTCACCCCGACATCTGTTTGTTGTTTGTCGTTTGTTGTGTATCTCGCATCAGCAGTGACGTGCTTGTGCGTACATGGAGCTAACCCATTCAATTAGCGCGGACCACCCGCGGTATAAATTGTAGCGTAGAGCCAACGTTAGTGCTCCCTGTTCCCCGCCTGACCCCATAAACCAAGTAAGTGAGCACACGGATTTCTTTGGACATTCGTGTGCTTGAGCCCGCAAGGATTTGCGAGCATGTGCTTATACTCGATGATAGCTCCTGGAGCTCTGCAGAGATTGCCTCTTGTATTTTTGTGCGTGTTTCTCGTAATACGTAGGACTTGTGCTGGTATTAGACTCATAAACATGCTGTCTGATCCCAAGCGCACTACTTGGAGTGGCCCCGTAAAACCGGATTTTTCCGGCAGGGTGGCGTGTCGTTCAGGATTCACCGCAACGGCGAGAACCGTTATTTTCATCCCATCATGACTTCTTCAATCAAAGCCCGAACCCTCGGCACTGTTTGTTTGTCTGTTTGTTTGTCTGTTGAAGAGAGCCCTGCCCGCACGGCGGGAGGGCTCGAGGATTTTGTTGGTTGCGGGGAAAGACGCGAGCAGTTTGACTCGCGCGGGACTGCCCATAGGGGCAAATTACGGAGGGGTGCGCTTCCCCCCCGGGCCCATGGTCCAGGGTTTAGAAAGCAACGAAAAGAGCAAAACCGTGCGAGGGAATACCCCGCGTCGTGCCACCCCGATTTCTTACGGGAGCACGTTAATCCGCAGTCCAAGTTGTCTATCGACACTACTGCGTCCGACGAGGAAGTGAAGGCTCCTGCTTTCGAGTACTCTGTCGAAGACTTCCCGCCTCTTCAGGTGGGAAAAGGCCGCCAACTACGTGAGCGGCATGCTGTCAAATTCGACAGCACGCGAGGTTACCCGGGGGAAGGTCCCCATCCCACCCTTCGTCAATGGGAGCGACATCTCGCCAGACTCGCCCGTGCTCCATACACGCCGGGCTGGGATGGCATCGCTGACGTTGGTTGGGACTCGTCACCGGAATCGTCAGGCTTTTCGCTCCCTCCTCGCGAGGCTGAGCGCATGCCTAGGCAACGTCAACGACGTGCGCCCGACGCTGACGGTTTCGTTAAACCCGGGGAGAGACAAAGGCCGCGACGTCAACGGTCTGACCGCTCTATTGAAGCTGACGATCATCACAATCGCTTCAGTTACCTTGCGTCGGAGGGTTCGAACGAGGATTCAGGTTCACAGCAACCATCGTTCGATGATGAGAAGAGCGACATTTCGTCGCCATCATCAGGCACCGCTGGGTCGGGGCGTCCAGACCGGGTACGAAAACCCGCTGCGCAACGAAGGCTTAGCCAGGACAGCAATACCCCCCTGCTGCCCTCCCAGGTGCCGGGCTCGCCTCCCCCCCTCCCCCCAAAGAAACTGCGCAGACCTCCCGGTCTGGCGCGGCCGCCCCGACACGTTTTCGGTTCGGTTGGTGTGGAGGATGGGGGGGTAGGCCGAGATGCGCGTGTGCCGCCTGCCCCTAGGGCGCCGCCGTTGGTGCAGCCTCTGATTGAACGAGATCAGGCCGTGCCCAAGCGTGCGTTCCGGGAGCGGGTAGAGCGAAAAGCGGCAGCCGATGGTCTTGCTCGAAGACTTGAAGGCTTGCCCGCTGCGGAGGCCATCCGCCTCGCGGATTTGGCCGAAGGGCGTGGTCCAGCGCTCGACGTTGATGATGGACGTGAGGATGACAGGATTGTGGAAGATGAAGAAGCCGAGAAACGGAAGCAACTTCGTGTCTGTATGATACGGTTGCGTAATTACGTTGTCCGTCGGCTGTCGTACCACGATCCTTCGAACAATGATTCTGAAAAGATCATTATTCGAGGACTTCATTCAGAGGGGGAGAAGTGTGACCTGCAGGGTCTGCTCGACGCATGCAACATTGAACAAATGGCAGCGTACGTCGAGCATAGAGTTTACGTGAATGAAGTGCGGATACATCAATCGTCCGCCTTTGTTGAACGTGAAGACCTTGCTGTCATGGCACATAGGAGTGCCGTCGAATCCGACGGCATTGGTCTGTACCAGACCTCGAATCCTTGGGCCATGATCACGCTCGATGCCCTCCGAGGAAGGCCGTCACGTGGTGCATGGGCGCACTGCGATAGCAATGGGCTCACGGGGCCACAAAGGACCCGTGCTGCCGCACTTGTTGAACCTGCTAGCCAATTCAGCTTCAGGGACAGGAAGTACTGGATCTATGACACCTTCATTCGGTATGTCATGGGTCCACTTGCCGTCGCCATGGTTGAGGAATGCCTTAAGCGCTGGGCCTATCACAAGGTCTTCAGCCATTTGGCAAGTTCGCGTGCCCTCTTCGGGGTCCTCGCGAAACTCAGCCTCTTGCTCTCGGGCGTGGATATCCAAAAGATCTTCCGCGTCCTGAGCATGTGTGCGCCAGCGCTCGCCATGGCCATCGCTGAGCGAAAACAAGTCGTCAAGCGCTTTGTCGCGCACCTTGTTCTCACTCAGCTTAAGCTGTGCCCTGCCGTGGTGGTGCACGCTGTCTGGAACGCCTACTGCCTGTGGAAAGGCAACCGAGGCGATCAGCTCAGCGTTGTCGCTGCGCAGGAGAACCCAGAAGTGCATGCTGAAGTCTATAGCGACACCTGCCTCGATGGTAGTGTCGCCGCCTGTCCTACACAGGAAGGCTTCACATTCACTCTCGGCGAGAAAACGTGCGTGCCCAAATTCGGGCTACGCTGCTGTATGCGCATCGGTGGGGTTTACCAACAAGTCCTCCGCCAATGCAGTTGTAATCAGTGGATTGGCCTCACCCAACGTGTTGGCAAGTGTCTACCGATGCACAAAGATAAACCGGCTGAGGAAGCCGTGTTTAGGAAGTGGAAGTCGTTGCGATCGACCACTGACTACTTGTGTGGGGCTCTCGGTCGCATCCGAAACCCTATGCGGTACAAGACGTGGTTGGCTCGTTACACCGGACCTCGGCGGCGTTTCTTCGCTGCCATGAAGGCAACCCTCAATGTCACTCCTGGCAAGTTCATCGCCAAGAGCTTCATCAAGCGTGAGAAATCACGCGGGATTCATGGACAACCTGGAAAAATTGGCGCACCACGCGTCATCCAAGGGTGTCCTGAAATCCTCACTCACCTCACGGGACAGTGGTGCGTACCGCTTGCAAAGCGCATGCACGACCGTCTGGGTGTTGATGGAGGCCACATCGTCTACACGTGTGGCATGACTGGGGAGCAGATTGGGGCTGAGTTTGGGAAGGCGATTGATGAAGTTCGTCTCTCCTCAGCTTCCGGTCGTGTCGTCATCGTTGAGGATGATCAATCCCGGTTCGACCTGCATCTCGGCAGAGGGGCTTTCAGCTTCCTCGACGAGGTGTACCACCGCCTCCTGCCCAAGCGCGTTGCCCGTTATCTTCAACGGAAACGTTCTCAGGGCGTTCTTTGTGGTGGGACTAAGTACTCAGTCCCTTACACCATGCAGTCTGGTTGGCCAGACACCTCACTCGGGGACACCCTTGTTAATGCAGCGATGAAGCTGTACATACATGGGGTGGGAAGACCGTGGAGGAGCATAATCTGCGGTGACGATAGTGTGACC